ATATTGAAGAAGCATGGGCTGAGCGGCAGTTAAAAAAGGTAACTAGGTAACAAGGTTGATTTTTCCGGAATCTGTGGTAAATTCGTCATAACGATGGGCGTTTTATGCCTGACGTTAGAAGAGTTTCTACAACCCGCCGCCGAGCGGGTTTTTTATGACTGAAATCGCGTCAGTACAGTAAACGCGCTGGTGGCGGTGAATACCTGTCTTTCAGCTTGCTGGCTTTTTCGACAAGAGTTATTGGTGTGTCACGTTAACCGGAAAAGGAAAAGACATGCTAAAACAGCAGGATATGACAGAAACCGCCAGAGTGGTGTTTAATGAATTAAGCGTTACCGAACCGGCGACAGTCGGGGAGATAGCGCAGAATACTTACCTTTCACGCGAACGCTGCCAGTTAATACTGACCCAGCTGGTTATGGCGGGTCTGGCAGACTATCAGTTCGGTTGTTACAGACGCCTTCCGCAGTGAAGGCTTTTTTATTTGTGGTAAATGGGCGGCTGGTGGGTGTTAGGGGCACCCACCAGCCATCTGCTCATGCGTTGGGTTCACAAGCAAACCTCAGGCCCACTGCTTTGCGCAAAAGCAGAATGAGCCTATCAGAGACAGGCTTAATGATCCATGCTTAATACTGTAAAAATATCCAGTTGTGAGTTAATCAACGCCGACTGCCTGGAATTTATCCGGTCGTTACCCGAAAATTCTGTTGACCTGATAGTCACGGACCCGCCGTACTTTAAAGTGAAGCCTGAGGGCTGGGATAACCAGTGGAAGGGCGACGATGATTACCTGAAGTGGCTGGACCAGTGTCTGGCGCAGTTCTGGCGGGTGCTGAAACCTGCCGGAAGTCTTTACCTGTTCTGTGGTCATCGCCTGGCATCTGATATCGAAATCATGATGCGTGAACGCTTCAGTGTGCTGAACCATATTATCTGGGCGAAGCCGTCCGGACGCTGGAACGGATGCAACAAGGAAAGCCTGCGGGCGTATTTCCCCGCCACAGAGCGCATTCTGTTCGCGGAACATTATCAGGGGCCGTATCGTCCGAAAGATGCCGGGTATGCGGCGAAGGGCAGTGCACTGAAACAGCATGTGATGGCCCCGCTGATTTCTTACTTTCGTGATGCGCGAGCTGCCCTGGGGATAACGGCAAAACAGATTGCAGATGCCACAGGAAAGAAAAACATGGTGTCGCACTGGTTCAGTGCCGGTCAGTGGCAGTTGCCGAATGAAAGCGATTATCTGAAATTACAGGCGCTGTTTGCCCGGGTGGCAGAAGAGAAGCATCGGCGTGGTGAACTGGAAAAGCTCCACCACCAGCTGGTGGATACGTATACCTCACTGAACCGGCAGTATGCGGAGCTGCTGAGTGAATATAAACATCTGCGGCGGTATTTTGGCGTGACGGTGCAGGTGCCGTATACCGATGTGTGGACGCATAAACCGGTGCAGTTCTATCCCGGGAAACATCCGTGCGAAAAACCGGCAGAAATGCTGCAGCAGATAATCAGCGCTAGCAGTCGTCCGGGTGACCTGATTGCAGATTTTTTCATGGGGTTGGGTTCGACAGTGAAAGCGGCACTGGCGCTCGGGCGTCGTGCAATTGGCGTTGAGCTGGAGACTGAACGTTTTGAGCAGACGGTTCGGGAAGTACAGGATTTAGTCAGCCAGAACGGATGATATTGAAGAATTAATTACGCGTCGTTATTATGCGGCTCCCGGCCCTTTAGCTCAGTGGTGAGAGCGAGCGACTCATAATCGCCAGGTCGCTGGTTCAAATCCAGCAAGGGCCACCATCACATACCGCCATTAGCTCATCAGGAAAGAGCGCCAGCCTTCGAAGCTGGCTGCGCGGGGTTCAAGTCCCATAAGCGCTAACTTAAGGGTTGAACCATCTGAAGAATGCGACGCCTCGGTGCCTCGTTAAGACGATGCCTCGCGTTCTTCAATTGCGTTTTGTAGGCTGTCAGGGATACTGTCCCACGAATGGCCACCTGTAAGCTCCAGATGACCATTTTTGTTATTCTCCACAACGAGTTAGTTCTTCTTTTCGGATCCGGCACTTCTGGGGGGGAAATCCAGCGATGGCTGGATTATGTCGTCAATTAAAAATGCGGCGAGTAGATTAGCAAATATCCACGCTTTCGCGAGTTCAGGTTCCTTTGCACGCAAAGCATCCAGGTGCAGCAAACTTTTGAGCCGCTTAAAAGCCAGTTCAATTTGCCATCGCAGACGGTAACAGTCAGCCACTTGCTCTGCTGAATATTCATCTTCCGGTAATGATGTTAGCAATAGCACATGGCCCGCTGCTTCCAGCGTTTCCGCCTGAACTACTCGTCCTTTTCGACGATTCTCGCTGAGCAGTCGGGTTTTACTGATTAATGCTTTTTCGGGAGGAAGTGATACGGCAATGAGACGTGCCGGAAAGGGAGCTCCGGCTTTTTTATTACCTGAATTGCCTATCATTACAGTGGTTTCACCGTTCTTACCGCAATCCAGCCCGCGCAGAAAACCCATCATGTCAAAGCGCATTCCTTCTGCAGTTAACCAGCGCAATCCTCGCCAGTGAACCCGGACGATATAATCAGCTTCTCCAAAAGCAAGTGAGCGGATACATTCGGGACGCGAACCGAATCCCCGGTCAGCAATGCGTATCTCGTCTGCCGTTTGCGCAAATCGGTCCAGCCGTTCAGCGTCTCTGCTGTCGGTTAGCTCAAAATCAGTGAACTGACAGGTATGAGGATCATATCCCATATGTAGTCGCCATTCAGCGCTGCCGCCCCCGGGCGCACTGATTGCTGTTCCATCGACAAGACGCAATCTCTTTCCGCTTGTACAACCCGTAACTGCGGCGCGTACAGCAAGTGTTTGTGCGGCAAGTATGCCAAACCAGTCGGCGGCATTCCGCAGCCGCTTCAGGAGAGCCACGTCAGATAATGTTGCAACGTCATGGAGCTGAGCCCATGCAGTGACTTCACGTAATGACATCCCCCCGGGGCCGTAAGCCAGCCCCAGACGTAGCAGAGTTGCAGCATCACGAATTTCGCGGCGGCGGGTTAGAGCCCCGGCATTACGTGCCGAAGTATCCAGTTCTTCGGGCTTACCAATATGGGCCAGAATTGCTGACCAGTTATCGTGAGAGTAATTCATCGGCACGTTAAATCATATCAGGCGTAATACCACAACCCTTAAGTTAGCGCTTATGGGNGGAATTAATTACGGACCGTTATTATTCTGCTCCCGGCCCTTTAGCTCAGTGGTGAGAGCGAGCGACTCATAATCGCCAGGTCGCTGGTTCAAATCCAGCAAGGGCCACCATCACAAACCGCCATTAGCTTATCAGGAAGAGCAGACGACACGATAACAGGGTTGTTGGTGCGGGGGCGGGTCCCCGATGGCGGTCCATTATCGGTATTCAGCGTTGTTAGCTCAGCCGGACAGAGCAATTGCCTTCTAAGCAATCGGTCACTGGTTCGAATCCAGTACAGCGCGCCATATTCATTCTTCCAGATTCCTTCCGGCAGAGCCTTATACTGAAATATACCTGGCTCAGGATATTGTTGAAAATATTTTATGTTTGTCAAAAATAAAAGTTCTGTTAAGTATTGATTGAGTGTTTGTTATACGGTCTAATGGTTTTTTCAGCATTAAATATTTATCATTCATATGGTGTGGGTAGAGTGAATATTGATGAGGCGTCGGGGTGTTTCATCCTTAGGCAGCGTATTGATATAGTCAATGCAGCACGAGCAAAGGCCTTCAGCCGTTTGACAGTTTTGTTCTGTACTCCTGATCGTCTTTCGGGAAGAGACGTTATTATTCTGAATAGTGATGCTATACAGAGGGTTTGCGATGAGTTCATGGTTGCTAATTCAGAATTATTTGCTCTTGTTCAGGAGTACAACAGAATAGCCAGGACCTGTGGTATGGATGAACTTCGGATTACTCATCTGGGGTAGATACATATCTGGATTATCACCTGTTACGGTAAAAAGTGATTGCTTACTGTTTTTGTGAATGGCATTGCAGCAGCCGGATAATGTCAGTGCTGGCTGACGGTGTGCTGGTGGCGGGTGTGGTGGTTGTTGCTTTCCCGTTGCTGAAAAAGAAAACGCCAGACTGTTAGCCGGGTATCAGTTAGCGGGAGAAATTTTTAAATACTTCACAATTCAGGCGGTTGACTGTTGTCTGGTTTGCGGGGAGTTTGTTAAAAGAAACTGGCATGGTGAATCCCCCTGTGCGGAGGGGCAATCAGCGAGTAGGTATATGGGATAATCGCGGATTCAGGTGCTGGTACTGAATTCACCGGGAGGCACCCGGCATCATGCAATGGCACATAGCGCCACTCTCCAGCCCTCTCCGGAGGGGCTTTTCTGTGCCGGATACATCACAGTTTCTGGAACCTTAGGTACTACAGTATCAGTCAGGGTGCTATATTTTCAGATGTGATGAAAGCCTGTCAGCAGGCAGGGCGTATCGGAAATGACCCAGTAGAGAAAACGTTGACTCAGATACCGGTGCTGAGTTACCGGGAAACCGGCATCACATGACCGCTATCCTGAGGTGTACTGGCAATAGCGGACACTACCATTTGTTCTTTTTTTAAGCAGCCATCTGATGATATTTTTCCCTGAAGGCTGCCGGGGAGATATTCCCCAGACGAGAGTGACGACGCTGACGATTGTAGAAAATCTCAATGTATTCCCGTATTACTGAGATGGCTTCATCCCGGTTATTAAAACGATAGTGGCTCAGGCTCTCATTTTTCAGCGTTCCCCAGAAGCTTTCCATCGGAGCGTTGTCGTAACAGTTACCTTTACGCGACATTGATGTTTTCAGACCAGACTGCTCCTGTATGACCCGGTAATCGTATGCGCAGTACTGTGAACCTCGATCAGAGTGGTGGATTAGCCCGGCAGGTGGGCGCTGGCTCCTGAGCGCCATAAACAGGGCTTTACCTGTCAGCTCTTTTGTCATGCGCTCTCCCATGGCGTAGCCGACAATTTCGCACGTATAAACATCTTTGATGCCAGCGAGGTACAACCATCCCTCCTGTGTGGCAACATACGTCAGGTCCGCCACCCAGACCTGATTTGGTGCTGTAGGAGCGAACGTCTGGTTCAGCAGATTTGGCGCAACTGGCAGATTGTGGTTCGAGTTCGTAGTCGCTCTGAACTTGCGTTTCTGCTTACAGCGTAGCCTTAGCTCCTTACGAAGACGTGCCAGTCGGTCACGACCAACGATGATGCCATTCTCTGCCAGCTCCGTCTGGAGCCGCCGGGTTCCATATGTTTCGCGAGTGCGGATATGTGCCACCTTAATCTCCAGTTTTAGCCGCTCATCACTTTGTTTTCTGTCTGAGGGTTCATGCTGTACCCAGTTGTAATAACCGCTCCTGGATACACCAAATACCTGACACATCGCTTCAATGGGAAATTGTTGTCGCCATTGTTCGATTAACGCGTATTTTTCAGCGACTCCTGTGCAAAATACGCTGTTGCTTTTTTTAATATATCTCGCTCAAGGCGAGCTTCATTTAACGCCTTACGCAGTTGCAGAATTTCAGATTCCAGTTCAGCCACCGTGCGGGAACCAGGAGTACCGAGCCCTTTTCTGGCGGCGGTAACCCATTGTCCTAAAGTGCCTTCAGGAAGAGATAATCGGGAAGCGCCTTCACTGATCGAAAGTTGATTTTCA